AAAAGGAAAGACAAAAAGAAGAAGCAAGAAAACGAAAAATAGAAGAAGAAAAACGAAGAGAATTGGAAAAACTTGAACGCGAAAGAAAACAAAAAGAAAAGGAAGAAAAAGAAAGATTGAAAATATTATTACAAAAAGCAAAAGAAGAAGAAAAAAGAAGACTTATTGCTGAAGCAGAAGAAAGAAAACGAAAATTAGAAAGGGAAATGGCTGAAAAGAAAAGAAAAGCGGAAGAAGAAGAAAAAAGAAAGAAGAAAGAAATTGAAGATAAAAAGAAAAGAGAAATAGAAGAAGCAAAGCTTAAATATAGTTCAGATATATGGGATGTGGTTATAGTAGGTGATAATATTAATACTAAAAAATTCTTACCAATACACGAAGAACTGAAAAGGTATAAATTACCCGCCACAACATCATTTTATGAAATTATAGAAAAACATATTGCGTGGTTTAGACCAGAATTTGTAAAATACATTAGTTGGAGTAATGATGAAAAACGTATGCGTTTTGACCTTTTTCAAAAATATATAAAAATGACTGATAAAAAGACGCGATTGATAGATGTTTGTTGGGATAATGATAGAAAACGATCATATTGCGAAAAGAAAACGGTGTATATAAAAATATTTTCGGGTGATGACGAAAGAAACGTAACAGGTAGACAATTTCTTGATCCCATTTTGGGAATTCCGATTTACTCTTTTAACAGTTTTCCAAACAGTAATTGGTTCAAGATAATACGAAACACTGATAATACATACAGTTTTAAAAAAATTTTACAACCACCACGTGAAACACGCGGAGGTCCGGATGGACGAGGAAGTCGTAGAGGTCATCCAGAAGATATATATGAACGCCAATTTTATGATGATGGTATATTTAGTATGAAGAATTCCACGAGTTCTAAATGGGAAAATGCGTTTATTATAAAAACCACCGGTGATAAATACGTACTATATACCAAAGATGGTAAATTAGTTACAAATATACATTCAAGTACAAACAGGAATCACAAACTTATAGATCGTCCATATTTTATAGAAAAAAATAAAATTTCAAATACCCATTATAACCATGCTAAATTTGGTTTAATTGGTGCGACACCGTTTTTACATAATTTTTCAAATAATGGTGAAATTATACCAAATAAAAAATATTATTCACCGAATAAAAAATATTACGTCATATTTAAACCTAACGAAGGATTATATGTTAAATCAAATGAAAATAACAAGAATATAGTATCTATAGATACACCAAAATCCAATTCTGTTAAAATAACTAATATGTTACAAAAAAACTATATAATGTTTTATAATAATAAAGGAAGTCGGGAAAAAATAATAAAATTAAGTGAAGGACTACGAGGAAATTTTATACTTGTAGTAACTGATGTAGGTGAAATTATATGCATTAACTTGAAAACTGGTAAAATTGAAATGAAATTTAATGAACCAGATTTAAGTGCAATTCCAAACAATGTCGTAGTTTTGTGTAAATATAATGATCCAAATAACAAAAATTACACTTCTAGATATATAGTTAATAAAGATAATATGACAACTTTACAGGAAGTAATTTTCAAGGATATTTCACACCAAGCGTCATATTTCTCCAAATATGGTGAGTTAAATGGTCCTGCTTCTAAAGTTAAACAGATAGAAAACTGTAGAGGTATACGCGTACTTGATCCATTAAGACCTATATATATCTCAGAACTCGCTAAAAAAGGTGGATTTAAAGAAGAACAGTTACCTAGACCGATACCATGTGGTGTATTTTTACCAAAAAATAATAGTGGTAAATATTTAGCTTTTAACAAGAATCAAAAAGGCCCTATAGTTACAGATAAAAGAGACGAAGTTACACCTTTATATATAAGACCGACGAGGTATTGGGAAAAAAATCCGGGTGAATACGAAGTACATCGTATAAATCACCCTCTTAAGAAAGGTGCAGAGTTTGTATATAATGGTATGTTGCGTTTAACGAATGATAAAAAATCCATTTATCCATATGATGACTGTCAGGATACAAATTGTTCAGTACCGGCAAATATTATACAAAGTGTTATACCAAAATGGGAATGTATAGATCGTCTAAATTAATATCATAATAAAATGTTATTTTATATAAAATGATACAGTTGATTATCATTATAGTATTTATAATATTAATACTATACAGAATTCGTAATACAGAGAAATACGAAACAAATAAGGAACCTTTTTTTACACTTTGGGTACCGGGTAAAAAAGGGTACGAAAAGGTGAAACCCGCACATATTAAAAATGGGAAGGTTGTTCCACCAAAAACTATAAAGTACAATTATGACTATAATACTATATATGTAGAAATAGTAGATTATGATAAAGGTTTGATAAAAGAAATAGAGTATAAATCACCGAAACCGTACCTTGTAACTACTACGCACAATGAATATATATTACCAGTAAACTATTCAAGCGAATTTAAAGATTACATGAATAAAAAGGTAGTTGTAAAATTTTATAGAAATGGTAAAAACCCTGATAATTTTTTCCACCTTACACACGTAACACTTCCAAAATCAAAAGAATCTGAATCATCTAACATATCTAATCTAGAATCAGACGAGTATAAACCAAGAAAATCAGTACAAGACTGTATAGGAAGTTGGAATGTAATTAAAAAAAATATAAAAAAGCGTGGAAATCTCACTATTCGAACAGACGATTGGGAATATAAACACACTAAAGATGCAGAAAAAGGTGGTAAAGCGTGTCCTTATGAAAACGGTAAACGTATTTCGGTAAAATATTCGGATATTGCTTCACATAAAACACCTTTTAGAGACCCCAATATAAATACAAAATTAATAACATCTCCTAACTATATATTTGATGAAATAGACAAACCAGAACGTGTAGCATACTTACTATCAAAAGGTGCATATGTCCATCCTATGGATCGGCCATCGTCACCTCCATCTCCTCCACCTCCACCTCCACCTCCACCACCTCCAAAAAAATGTTATTCAAAAATTGATTTTTGTGTATCTTATGTAGACAAAGACAATGAAAATAATGGTATTGAATTAGATGAATGTCGCAAAAGACATGAAAAAGCAGGAGATTATTATAATTATCATAAAAATTTCTCTTTAAAAAGAAATGATCCCACTCAAATACCAGTAGAAAATGCATCAAAACAAAATGCTAGATGGGAAGATGATAAATACAAATATATAAAGATAAAGTATGTTACAATAAGAGAAGGTGGGGATGATCCAAAATGGGACAAATGCGAAGGATATAATGACCAGGTTAGACAGAGCTACTGGGAATGGTGGGTACCAAAAATGAAAGAACTTGTGAAAACTGCGAAAATGGGTGATTCTAAAACATTTACTATAAAGATGATAAATGAAAAATATATAGACAAAATGGTGGAAGATAAAAAAATTGATAAAATTCAAGCCGGAAATTTAAAAAGAATATACAGTACCGAAACCGAAACAATCAACAGTTTTTATTATCGCGCCCGTATATTAGATGTCAAAAAATTATTTCGATTTATGATAAATCCTACGTATTTAGCAGATGAATTTGATAAATGGGAAACGGATAACAAATCGTATTTTGGAAAATGTGAAGATGGTAAAAAATATGATTCATTTTGGAAAAAACATGTTAAACCACAAACGAACATTATTGATCCTATATATTACACGAATAATTCGTCACTACAATGTCCCAAAAGTGTAATGTATTGTCGACCAAACAACGATGATTGGAAATATACTATTGAATGGTGGAAAGAGTATATCAAAGAAGATATAAGTAAAATCGCTTCCGGTAGTAAAGGGTGTTACGTTAACCCAAAAGCTGAAAGTCTTTTAAAACCAAAAAAATTTCTTAAAATTCATTATCCGTACAAAAAACACGACAATATGGAAAATATGGATTTAAATCCAAATACTAATACTAATTTAATAAATGATCCATATTATTATTGGAACAAACATATAGATATAGTTGCACCAAAAAAAACGGATAAAGATTGTAAAGCAGAATTACAAAAACCTAAAAAAGGGTGGGAATATTCAGCGCATTTTAGTAAAATAGTCCCGTCGGCATCGTCCCCATCCGGAAAGAAACATGTTTACGGAAAAGCAAATTACAAGAGTGTTGATTGGACCGATGAAATTGAATGGAAATATGTTGTTACCAATCCAGGTAAAGACGGTGGTGATAAAGATCATTGTTTTTATAATATACCAAACTCTGCACATGGATTAAAACATGGTGACAAGATAAAAATTAAAACTTCAAATATGGTATTAAAACATAATATGATGCCCAGTGGTTTGCATATACGACATATTCGACAGATAAGAGACCCTAACTATTTCCATGAATTAATAAAAAATCCAAACTATTGGGTTGATAAATTTAAAGAAAAAAATATTAGAATGGATGATCCTATATACAAGGAATATTTTTAATGATATAACACCAAAAAAAAGTATATGTTTATGATAAGATGATACTCGCGATACTACTTCTTATCATAAATATATTCATATTCATCAACATACAAGAACCACCAAATTTAACAGAAGTTCGTGAAAAATATAAAACACTCAGGGACCATCTCAAAGATACAAACAATAACGAGTTTAAAATGTTATGTAAAGAGATTCCAATTACAGCACATAGGCGTATGAATGGTTCAATAGGGTATAATGTAAATAAAGGGTATGACATTGGTTTGTGTATAGATGGAGAACCAAACGAAATATTTCACGTTTTATTACACGAACTTGCTCATTGTACAGTAGATGAATATTCACATAGCATAGAATTCTGGGAAAAGTTTGATAAACTGCGAAAAATATGCGTTTCTATAGGTATTTATCAGGAAATACCCGAAAGACGTGAATTTTGTGGTAAACATATCCAGGATAAATAATCTATGTTAGTAATAAATGGAATCGTTTTCTGACCTTTTCAAAGTATATTTTCTATTCAATATTTTACTTGTAACACTAAGTGCACCACTATTGGCAAATAATCATATTATAAATATGGGTTTATTGAATGTTATTACACCTGTCATCTTAGCTGCGTTACCAAGAGGTGGTAATATATTTGGAAGACTGGCACTCGATGCACCATTTCTTATAGTTTCGTCTTTTATAAGTTTAGGTGTAATATTCGGTGCTTCTATGATAAACGAACGTTTTGAACAAGATTTTAAAAACTACGGTAAAACTACGGAAAGTACTCGAAATGTGTTAGGACTTCGCGCAGTTGGATTACTGATTGGATTTCTCGTTTCCTATTTTATATTTGGAAAGAGAATGTATAAACACTATAACTCTATTTAACGTATCGTTTTAAGATATAAAACACTATAGCAGCAACAACACCTGTCGTTGCTAAACCAACTGGACCACGGTTTCCCTGGTCGTTAAGAAAAGAAGGTATAGTACTCGCAAGTTTTTCCTGTACAGGCTTACTGATTGCCACGGCGGCGCATGCAGCGACAATTATAGCTTCAAATTGGTCGTCAGTAAGGTTGAATGGATTTTTAGATTCAGAAGATTTTTCTTTAGTTTGTTTTGGAGCAACAGTTTGTTGCGCCATCATCATTGGTGTTTGCATTTGCATTTGCGTCATACGCGGATCCTGGGCCATCATAGGCGGTTCAAGTGGATCTTCAGCCTGTCCCATAACATCAGAAATTGGAGTCGAGTCCATCGTTTGTTTATTTTCAATATTTTTTTCATGGGAAGTATTCGGCACGAAGTTAGTAGATTGGTTATTATTTAATGATACCATACCCCCATCACTACTATCTGTTAAATTCATTGTTATAACGTCCGTCATTTATGTATTCATAGGTTTTTGAGACATGTCATTGACGCATTATTCGCCTGAATGTAAAACATATCTTGGGTACATACCCAAAAATGTATTTAAAACCCTAGGTAAAACATCTTTTTTTTCACACTCAGGTATAGAATCATTAAAATATATACGTTTGGAATCGTGACATACATTTATGTATATATAGTATCCTTCGCTTTTCCTAACACCACCTGATGAAAGTTCATTAAATTTTGCGTATGGGTACACCATTCTTGAACTACACAATCTTCTGATAAAGTTCATTTATTATATTACTTTGTTTTTGTAATTTTAAGTCTTGTTTTCTTTGTTGCATTTTTAGCATCTTCTTTATGTTCTAGATAATGAGGATTATACATCTTTTTATGGAGTTTCCAGAGGTCAGGGCTACCAACTTTAAAATTTTTCCTAAGTGTGGCTTTATACCAAAACACACAATCTTCTATTTTATTACTCTTCGACGTATTATCTAAAACCAAACATTCATAATTTTCCGTACACGCATCCATAACCTTATTAAACATATCAAAACTTGGAAAAATACCAAAAAATGATTTATATATCTTTTCTCTATTCTGAATGATGTTTTCTCTCAAGACAAATACATAATCAACATTTGCCCTGAGTGCTGGTGGTAAATCCATGACGTATTGCATGGTAAGCATGAAAAATATATTATAATGACGACCGTTCATAAAACATTGGCGAATACACGTATCTTTCAAAAATTTACTATCATACATACAATCATCTAAAAGCATAAATGTACCGTTATTTTTACTTTTACCTTTTGTACCAACCAATTTTCTCTGCCTTGATATAACTCGCTCTATAGCATCTCTATCATAATCACCATATACAAATAAGTCTGGTATAAACTCACCATAAAAATGGTTACCTTCTTCCGTACCCGAAAGTACAACACCGGCTGGTATATGCTTTTTGTAATACATAATATCTTTGACTAGTGTAGATTTACCCGTATTACGTTTACCAATAAAAACACATACCCGATCATCCGTCATTTTTTCGGGTCTGAATTTCTTCAGTTGAAGATTCATTCTATCATACTGTCTCGTTTTATTTCATAAAATTTTACTCACGTAAAGTAAGAATGGCTGGTCGATTAAACCTTGCTGTCACGGGTATCCAGGACCAATGGCTTACTGGTGAACCCGAATTTTCGTATTTCCTGATGAATTTCAAACGACACACGAAATTTTCGGTAGAATCTATAGAAACACCGTTCGATGGTAACATAGATTATGATACAAACATTGAATGTCGTATTCCCAAAAACAAAGGTGATCTCATTCGAAGTATGATGCTCAAATTTACTTTACCACATCCCAGTGTACCAAATGAAACTTTTGAAGTAACACAATCTGGTTTAAAATACTATATAAATGGTGTTCAACAAGATACACTCACACTTTACGAAGGTTCTACGTATACATTTAATGTAAATACAGTTGGACACCCATTTTGGTTTTCAGAATCTCCTGATGGTAGAGTTGCTGGTGTTATTCAAACACCTTATACAAATGGTGTTACAGGTTCGGGTACAGAACAGGGTACTGTTACTTTTACCGTACCTAGTGGTGCACCATCGACTTTATATTATTACTGTGAAGTTCATTCTAATATGGGTGGTCAGATAAATATACGTAATGTAATGTATAATAAATCTATAGGTGCTCAAATAATAGAGTATGCAGATCTTTTGATTGGTGGTCAGACTATTGAACGTATAACGGGTGACTACATCTACATGTATGATCAAATACACAACAACAAAGATGATATAACCCAAACACTGTATTTCTTAACGGGGCACAATGATTACATAGCAGTTTCATACGATTGGGAATATAGTGTACTATTACCATTCTATTTTTTTAGACATCCAAGTTTAGCTATACCCGTATGTGCACTTACGAAACAACTCGTCGAAATACGCATAAAGTTTAAAAAGTTGAATGATGTGACTGTAACTTATACAAGAAACACTAATACTATATCAAATCCACCTTCTAATGTTTCTTCTTCTATTAAAAAAGTATCACTCGTCACTGATTTTTATTTTATCACCGAAGATGAAAAGAATTTCTTACTTACCCGCCCTATAGAATACGTCATAACTCAGCTCCAAATGTCACAATTTAGATTTAAAGCTGGTGAATCTAAAAAAGCGGGTATGCTTAATTTCAAACACCCCGTAAAAGAAATGTTTTTTTTGGCGATAAGCGATGACGTTCATAAACTCAACCCGATAAAACACATTACAATGAAGTTTAATAACAATAGAATAATAGACGCAGATAATTTAATGTTAAGTTACGAACAACCTTTAAAATATTACACAGGTGTAACGGATAATAACTTCGGAGTGTATAGTTTCTCAATGAAACCAGAAACGTATTACCCAACTGGTCAGGTAAATATGAGTCGCATTTCACACAAACTTTTTACACTTAAGATCAATCCAATAAATCAGGTGGATGATAACAACAAGAGGATA